AGCTTGCGACCGACTCGTAACGCACCTTGGTTCCCCGTAAGGGTCAGAGCACCAATATTGCCGTTAAGCTTGCGACTGACCCGAAGAGTTCCGGTGTTTCCGGTAAGGACTAACGCACCAGGATTTCCGGTGAGGGTGTAGGTAGGCCCGCCCGACGCATACCGATCGCCGTAGATTATGCGGTAGCGTGCCATTTATCCCGTATGAATGGTTAGCGAAAAATCAGACCATTCGGGCGGAACTGTCTGATCTTCTCCCACAATTAAAATCGTTTCTCCGTTCATCTCGGACGAAGTTAAGTCCAACTCTACGCCCTTTGATGACGCGGGCGTAACCGCTGGAAGGTTTGTTAGATTCGCAAACGCACCACCATCGATCGAGATTTTAAAATCTCCTGATGCGATCGTCGGGTTGCTCTTAATCTTCCCCGGATTCACATAATCGTTAAGCGTAACGTAGGTCGTGAAAGCCGTGTTCTGAACTGGTAATGCCATATGTCACATAGCTATTGCTGTTTCGGGACAACCGATTTGAACGTTTATCAAAAGCTCATCAAGCGCGATGTCCTTGTGATACACAACAAGCGGCGGACCAGAGTAAAGCCGCGGGCACGTAATGAGCCACGTAATATCAGCCGCGGCGGTCGTCAGTTTTGTCTCCGGGCCCCACGTTGCGCCGGAGTCCTTCGAGCACTTGCAATAGATGTTGATAGACGTAAGAAACGTTTCGCTCCCGTCCGACTTCCCGCCGTAATACGCCCACCAATAGCCGGTAGAAGTATCGATGCTAATAGCGGCAAGGCCCTGATCGTCTGTGCCGTTAAGAACTACGGATGTTGTGAAAGCCGTAATCGCAGATTCTGTGACGGTCCATCCGAGGAGATCAGCGTTTGCCGTGTCTACGCCGTTCCAAGCAATCAAAAGTATTTGGGAGTTTGTTATGTCTACGGCTGCTGCAAAGTGCGGGAACGCGGTTGTCGTCGCCTGGTCCGTCATGCTGGCGCTGATAGACGTTTCCGCCCAAGTATTCGCGGAATCGTCGTATATGTATCGGCTAACCTCGTTAGCGCTCGCATCCCAGAACATGCACATAATGTCTTGGTTGTCCGCGGCAAAGCCCGGAACAAGAATAGCCTGGTCGGTAGTGGCTAGAGCTTCTGGGTTTGTTCGCGCCGCGTCCCATGCTCCGTTCGGAACGTTGGCGTTCGGAAGACGGTAAAAGCCGCCCTCTGTCCCGGCATCCATACAGCCATAGCAGTAAACGTTTCCGCCGCGAGCACGCGTTACAGAGATCCATCCTCCGGCTAGTGTTGACGCTCCAGCGAAGATTACTGTTTGAGTCGAGAGCGCGTCTGACGATTCGGTGTTGACCGTGCGATAAAGAATGTCATCGGTCGCGGACTCAATATAGGTGCAGTGAATCAGACCGGCGCTAATGTTGCTCCAGCGATCATACCAAATGGAGTGAGCCGTGAGTGTTCCAGCAAAGATGATAGTAGGCGCTGACCAAGTTAGCCCACCGTCTGAGGATTTGCGAAACGCTAGATCTGACCCACTATCGCAGTAAACAACATACAGAACGCCGGTCGGCGTCTGAACTACGTACTGAACACCCCCGCCGTTAAACTGAACGAGGCCCGTTGACTGAGCTACTAGAATATCAGCGCGTTTTGGCATTAGGTCAGCGTGATAGTTCCGAAGTCAATCAATAGTGTTTCGGTGTCTGCGAGCGTTACATCTGAGCCGTAATCGAGATACCCAATCAACTTATCGCTGGCAGATGTATCGTTGTAGAGAATCACATACCGAAAGGCCGCAATCGCTCCGCCCGATGCTGTGAGCGTCAGATCCGCGAGCGTCAACGTGTAAGTCCCGCCGCTATACGTGCTGGATGTAGTCGTTACGTTCCGCGTCGAGCAGTTGGTGTATGCAATCTGCGTAAAGTCAGCGAGCACTGCGTCAGAAGCCGCGCTTGGCGCGTTCGCCGCCGCGCTCATGGCAACCATAAGCTGATCGCTCCCTAGGTTGTGCGCTGCTTCCGCAAGCTGCTCCCGAAACGCTTCGAAAAATGTGAATGATGATGTTGGCATTATGCTCCCTCTGCGTCCTCTAATATCTCTTCAATATCCGCTGCTGATCCGTCCTCGTTCTGCGTAATCTTCAGCTTCCGCTTTCTAGGCTTCCCATCTCCCGCCGCGTGAATGTGAATCGCAGGAACTGACGAGCCGGAGGACTTGCTTTCCCTGCGCTCCTCCTGCGTTTCAGTATCCTTCTGCGCCTTCTCCGCTAGAACCGCATCCACCTTCGCCTGGAACGCTGCCAGAATCATATCAAGCTTGGATTGGTGCTCCGCTGCCTGCCGATCAAGCTCTGCCTTTTGCATATCCGCCTGAATCTTCATCTGTTCTTTCTGATTGTCGTTGCTCGCAGCCATTTGAGCCTTGAACATCTCAAGTTCCATCTTAGTCTGCGCCATAGCCTGATCGGATGCGATCTTGGCCTGCATCCGTCTATCCTCCCGCGCTATGTCGGCCATGGTTTGCCGCTCTTCCACCGCAATCTGCGCTTGTGCCTTTTGGCTCTCAATCTGCATCGCGCTCTGCATCTTCTGCTGTTGCAGCTGAGAATCAATCTGCGCCTTTTGCTGTGCCGCTTGGATGTCAGCTTGTGCCTTAATCATTGCCGGGTCAGGCGGCGTCTGTGCTGGCTGCGATGCTGCCTGCACCATGCCCTCTAGCGCCTGCTCTAATTCGCCTTCGATCTGTTTGCCCTGCTGTAAGGACTTAATACCGAGCTCCACCGCTTTGGCAGCGACAGGCATAAACACAGGGTTTACGTCCTTAAGCGCTGCGATACCCTCAAAGAACGTCTTTGCGAGGTAGTTCTTTTGCTCAATGTCCGCGTTGAGGTTCTGCGTGATGGTGCTGTCTGTCTCGATCTCGATACGGATGCAACGATCCTTATCGCTCTTGAGAAGCGCTAACGCTTGCGGGAATAGCTGCGCATCTTCCGGCGTCATGTGCTGCACGCCCATGATCTCGCCAAGCTTGAAATCCGGGCAGCGGCCTAGATACAGATCGCCCATGATCTCGATAGTATCCCGCGCTAGTCTCTGCACTTCCCGCTGAAGCACAGAGAAGCGTACGGACATGTGCTTGCCCTTCAACTGCTGCGCGCCCAAAGTCTCATTAGGATCGGTTATGCCGCGGTATATATCTGGAATTCCCCAAAGGTCGTACATCTTCTGTTCAAAATCGACCATTGCGGACTTAAGCTCGTTCACGCCCTTCGCAATCTTGTCCGTCGGGAAGAAGTGGATCAGCTTATCGAGTGAGCCCTGAGGCCCTAGCAGCGCCTCGAGATCCTTCACGCCAATGAACTGGCCTTCGGACGCAATGCCGTTCAGGTCCGCGAGCTCCGGCTTGGAAGCATCGAACACGCCCGCTTTCTTGAGCGCTAGGATGAGCCGACGAACACGATCAAAAGCTCCATGCACCTGCTCGATAAAGTCTTCGAGCTGGATGTATGCCGGTACCGTAAACATATCATCAGCGCCGAATGTGCCGAGCATGAACGGAGGGCACGGGAAGAAGTCTTTCAGCTTGTAAGGATCGTCACCGTTTGGATTGTCCTGGTTAATCAACCATTCGGTGTGACCAGGCGAGAGGTAATAAACCTTCCGCTTCTTCTTATCCCAGATCTCGGTAACGGTAGTGAAGTGAGCCGGCAGGCCCTTTACTTCTTTCTTATCCTTCCCGGTGCCAAGCGGCGCGAATGTGAGCTGGCTTGCAGCTTCTTCACCGAATACCTTTTCAACCTCTGTGCGCGTCAGGTCGGTATCAAACGCCATCCAGTCGATCTCACCGTCGTGGCGAGCGTTCGGAGTGTGACGGGCTTTCTTGTAGTGCCAGGTTTCAACCTCGCACTTCATGTATTCAATATCCTGCTCCGGTTGGAGCATCATTTGCCCGTCATTACCTTCAGACGGTACCTGCGTTTCACTAATCGAGGCTTCAAAGACCACCCGGTTGGTGACCTTCTCGCTCATAATGAAATGAGTGACGCTAATCCCCATAGCCCTATCAAAGCCGGAGGTCTTAACGAGATACTTCCCAAGCCGCTCGTAACAGATAGCCGCTAGGCGAGCTGCCGGGTCCTTCATCTCCTTAAACGCCTTCTCGGTAACAATTACCGGCGTGCGGGAGTAGAACGCAGGCTGGATAGTCCGAACGCAGGACCAGAATAGCGGGAAATGGGTGTTGCCCTTCTTAGACTGAGACTGCCCGCGGCCTTCCTCGTGCGTGTACTCATCCCAAGCCTTATCGACATCCTTCTTCCAAGGTTCGGCTGCGTTGTCGTATGCGTCTAGCTGCGAGCGCCAATAGTGAAGGCTAGGCTTGCCCTTCTCCTCCGGCTCTTTCTCCGCGGCATCAACTACTGAATCAGAATTGCTTTCCACCGCTGCGCGCCTTTTGTTTCTTAATCATATCCACCGCCTGCTCAAACGTCGGCGGTTTGGTTGCTTCTTTAATCTGTGCGTGAATCGCGGCTACGTTCGGCGTTGGCTTGTCCTTCGCCGGTGCGAGCGCCATGTTCCCGATACGGATAGCGTCACAGCAGTGCGTGGCCTCTCCGTTCTCGGTAGCGTCCTCGTGCTTCTTTGCTTCGTTAGGATGCCGCGGGAGAGATGGGATCATATCCCGAGCGTATGTGCAGCCTTCTTGGATGTAGAGCATAGGCGCGCGGTAATCCGAGCCCGCTTCCATCTGCTTTCCGTCAAACGCATCACGCATGGCCTTCCAGCCTGTTACGCGAGCGGTGTTACCGAGCGTAAGAGGAACGCCATTGTCTGAGAAAGTCTTGGCGATGGTTTGCCCGTCTTCTTCGCCGCGGTCGGGAAACACGTAGGAATCGGTGAGCGTAATCAAGCCTTGCTCGCACTGAGCCGGGCTGCGCTCAAGTATGCCCTTAGCAATGGCAGGGTTGCGCATCTTCACGCCCTTACTCGGGTCGTCAGGCTGACAGCCGTACCATTCTCGATAAACAATCTTAGCGCCGCGCGGGTACCACATGCGCTTCTCGCCTTCAGTATAGAGGCCGTCCTTGAGCTCCCACGTCTTAGCCGTAAACATCTCGCCATCGGACACAGCGAACCAATAGACCACGAACGGCTCTGCGCTTCCCCAGTCAAAGGAGCGGTACCGGTACCAGTGATCAGGCGGGATGAATGTCGGAATTACGTGCCGCTCCTCGTCCCAGATGTCGAAGAAATCGCCTAAAGGCGCGTTCCAGTCGCCCTCGTCCAGCGCCTTAGCGGTAGCAGCGTCGAAGCTCTCACGTAGCCGGTCAGTATGAGCCTTGAGATCAACGCTCTTATTATCCCGAGCGACGGACTTAATGAACTGCCGGAGAAAGCCTCCAACATACTCAACAGCGCCCTCCTTGCGGGCCATGACAAATTGACGGCGGAAGTAGCCGAGCGAGGCGCCGATAGGGTTAGCGGTATAGAGGATGAATGGAAGCTTTTTGCGCCAAAACTCCGGCAGCTTCTCTCTTTTAGCAGGCGTCATCCGGCACCAACCGCGAAAGACCTTGATTAGCCGCTCGGGTATTTGCGTTGCTTCATCGATAACAACCACGTCACGCTCAACGCCCTGCGCTGATGTGAACTGCCGCTCGTCCTGGCAGTGCTGAAACTCAACGTATGAGTTTGTGTCGAAGAACTTAATCCCTTCCCGAGTAATTCTAACCTTGCCGAGATTGGTTAGCGGCCTGAGCAGCGCATAAAACCCATGATCGCCAAGCAAGTGATTGGAAAGGATGTCGGAGAATTTCTTTCGAATGAGGACGCAAGAGAGATCATCGATAGCCGTGCATACGGTAATCAATAACGCACGAACTAGGTGCGATTTTCCGCCTTCCGAGGCCCCGCCAAATAGACACTCAGTAGCGGGAGATTCGAACACCTGGGCCTGCTTCGGCCATAGTTCTATGTTGAGAACGATTTCACTCATCGACCGCTCCCGGCTGCTTTTTCAGCATGACG